AACCATTTCTTTTTATAATCTAATTGCGAGTTATTCAAAAATTTGCAAAATTTCTAACTTTAATTTAAGTTATATGTGTAAATTATGCAAAAATTTGTATAATTTAGCTTTTATTAACAAAAAGGAGGACAGTATGTCCGAAGACAAAACAACAGCAATGACAGAAACAGTAAGTGAAAGTCCTGCTACAGAAACTGCTCAAGATAGCTCTAATGAGCAGTATATTGCAGAAAGCAAAAAGTATAGAAAAAGAGCTCAAGATGCTGAAGCTCGTTTAGCTGAATTAGAAAAACAGTTTACTAAATCAGAAGAAGATAAACTTAAAAAGAAAGAAGAATATAAAACTTTGTATGAAAAAGTTTCTTCTGAAAATGAAAGTTTAACTGCTGATTCTGAAAAGTGGGCTAAATATGAAGAAGCTAAAAGAGCTAGTTTATTAGAAGTGCATCCTGAAAATGATAGAGAGAATTTATCTAAATTAGATTTAGAAACTCTTGAATATGTTACAAGTAAAATTAATAATATAAAGCCTAATGCTCCTGAAAAAGCAGGTCAGGCAAGAAAGTCTGTGCCAAAAGCAGAATTAAAAGATTTTCAAAAAATGACCAAGCAGGAAAGAAAAGAGAATTGGGCTAATTATATAAATCAATATAAAAAATAACTCTCAAAATGAAGGCACGATAGTGTAGCTGAAAGAGAGTCAATTCAAAGGAGAGTACAATGGCATTTACTGACCCATTAGACGTCAATGTTCATTCAGGTGGTACAGGTGCAGTTACCCCTAATGTCGCTGACCAATTTGTCCCTGAGGTGTGGGGACAAGCTATTCTTGACACTTTTCAACAAAAAATAATGATGAAAAATGTTGGAACAGATTTATCACCTAACGTTGCTGAACATGGAGATAAGATTCACTTACCACACATTGGTGTTCCTGAGTTATCAGCTTTCACACATGGTGCTGAAATAGCTGCTGACATAACATCAGGTGGTTCAATGACATCTGAAGAAACAGCTTTAACTATATCTGAGTATAACGTAGCTTCAGTTTACGTTCCTGATATTGTTAATGTTCAATCAAACTATGATTTATTAAGCATTTATACTAATCAATTAGCTTATGCTGCTGCTAGAGGTTTTGATAATTATATGCACTATTTAGTTGCAAATAATCTTCAAGGTCTATTAGCTAGTGCTACAGGTGCTGTTGGTGCAGATGCTGATACATCAATTCACGTTCAAACAACAGGTTCTGCATTAAGTGCAGCTAACCTATCATCTTTAATGTCTATCATACTTGGAGAAACAGGTTCAACACAAGGTTGGAATCTTGTATTATCTCCTGCTATGTATGCTAGCTTGGCAGCTCTTGCTGATTTTGTTAAAGGTACTGCATCTCCATTAGGTGCTGCTTTTGAATCAACAGGTAATGCAGGAAACTTACTTGGTATGCCTGTATGGGTTGCACAATCACCTTATATGGCTACAGATGGTGGAGATGTTTCTGCTGATGCTACTAAAGGTATTAAAGCAGTTGCTGACCTTGAAACTTCAGGTACTGATGATAATGATATAGTATATGGTTATGCTATTCATGAGTCTGCATTATATTATGCTTTCTCTAAAGAAGCTAAAATAACTGCTTCTTATCGTCATGCTTACTTATCTACATTAGTAACAGTTGAGTCTGTTTATGGTGGTGTAGCAATTAATACTGATAATGCAGGTGATAGAAGAATCGTAGCGTTGGTGGATTATGAGTAATCATAATTAACTTAATGTTAATTGTTAGAATAAAAGGGGTAGGAAACTGCCCCTTTTACATTTAAAGGAGATATATGGATTTATTAAAAGAAATTAAAAGACATGAAGGATTTGAACCTAAGGTGTATAAATGCACAGAAGGCGTAGATACAATAGGATATGGGTTTGCTATAAAAGATTTATATTTAGATGAAGATATAGCAGATTTAATTTTAATGAGAAAAATAGAAAGACTTTTAAAAAGGATTATATCTACATTTTCTTGGTTTGAAGAAAGCCCTAAAGAAGTAAAGTTTGTTATTACTAATATGTGTTATCAGCTAGGGGTTACAGGCTTTTCAAAATTTAAAAAGACTATATACTTTTTAGAAACAGAGCAATATGCTGAGGCTTCAACAGAGATGTTAGATTCTCTTTGGGCTAAACAAACGCCAAATCGTGCTAAAGAGTTAAGCCATAGAATAGCACTATTGGCTGATTAGGAATTTTCAACTTTTTATACTAAATTACCTCAATAAAATTTAAGGAAATCTATGCCTAAAAACGAATACGCTGTATCTAAAAGGGTTATAGTTACACCTGATAAACATTTTCCATTACACGATAAAAAAGCAATTAGTGTTGTTTGTAAGGCTATAGAACTTGTTAAGCCTGATGCTTATATAGATTTAGGAGATACAGGTGAGTGGTCTTTATTTAGCAGACATCATTGGAAAAATAAAGAAAAACCACCATTAGAAGTTTTAATTCCTATGTTAGATAAAGAAGTTAAAGCTGTTAATAAAGGTATGGATATTATAGATAAAGCATTAGATAATGCAGATTGCAATGAAAGATATTTTATACAAGGCAATCATGAACTATGGCTAGATGAGTTTGTCAGTAGGCATCCTTATTTGGAAGAATATATGACAGAAAATGCTTTAAACCTTAAAGAAAGAGGTTATGAGTATTGGGAGTATATATCTGATAAAAAATTAAAGATAGGAAAGTTAAATTTTACTCATGGCGACTATGTACCAATACATCATGCTAAAAAACATTTGTCAGCATATAAAGAAAATATAATGTATGGGCATACTCACGATTTACAAAGATTTACGGAAACAGGATTAGGTGGCACACAAAGTGCTTGGAGCATGGGTTGTTTAAAAAATACAAACTCAGATAAAAATAAATGGATGAGAGGCAACTTAAATAATTGGAATCATGCTTTTGCTATTGTTGATTTCTTTAAAAATGGAGATTTTAAAGTAGAAGTTGTAGAAATAATAAACGGAAGAACTACCGTTTGGGGAAACTATATAGAGGGTTAAATGAATATTGGAGATTATTTACTTAAAACAAATAAGATTACTCAGAAACAACGTGAGAAAGCTGAACTTGAGCACGAAGTTTCAGGGAATAAATTTGGCAAATGTTGCTTAGATTTAGGATTTATAACAAGAACTGAATTAAACCAAGCAATAAAAGCTGTACAAAAAAATCAACAAGGAAAGGAGAGGGTTGTGGCAACAGAAATAGGTGAGGGCAGTAAATTTACAATGGATTTAAAATTTGTAGCAACTCTTGGTGCTATTGTTATATCAGCTTGTGCTACTTATTTTACAATGGATTCTTCAATATCAGAACTTAAATCAAACAATAGTCCTAATAGATTAGAGTACGACTATGTTGTAAAAGAAATAGAAGGCATTAAGTCTATGGGTGATTTAAAAATTATATCATATAAACTTGATGAGTATGATGAGATGTTTGAAGAAATAAAAGATTTAGTAAAACAATTACAACCACTAGCAAGTGATTTAGAATATATAAAAGGCGAACTTAATAAACTTAAAAATAAAAAAATTGATATACCTGATGTTGATTTAACAGGATTAGAAAACTCAATTAATAATATTAACAGGAATGTTAATGCGATGAAAGGTAGCTTAGAATCATTTGAGGATAGGTTGGTTAAAGTAGAAAAAAGAGGGGGAGGAAGGTTTTAGTGTTTGAGAGATTTAAAAATTATACTTTATATGTGGTGGCGACTTGCACTTTATGCTTCTGTGGCTTTTTTGATAATTCGACTGCTTATGTGTCTATTGCTAATAATACACCATATATAAATGGAAATGCAGATTTAGACAATGACTATAAATACACTATTGGTGTTAGAAAAATTGCATTATTTGATTATCAAGTTAGAAAAAAGTTTTATAAAGGAAATGAAAATACTTTATCAGACAATGCTTTACTTGGAGCAGTTAATAGTTGGGAATATTTAGTTAATTATAGTTCTGTAAGACACAGGATGCACGAATTTGTAGACCAAGAATATTGGTTTAAGTGGAGCAATAATTGGTTTGCTACTAAATTTAAATATATAAACAAAGAAAGTAGAGATTTAGAATTTACAAGTTTTGACTCAAGATTTAGACTTAATCTTAATAACTTTAATTTTACAATAGGTGGAGAAGTTAAAGGTCATCCTGTTTATGGGCATCCTGCTATACTAGACTATGATGGCGTTTGGTTTGAGTTAGCTTGGGATTATGGTTATGAAGATTTTGAAGTTCCTTTAAATGATTTAAATGAAAATGGTATTATTGATGATTATTATGTTTTTATAGAAACAGACCCTTATACGGAAGAAGGCTATTGGATTTATTACTATGAAGGCGTTAATTATTATTGGGAAGACCTTGAAGGTAATTATGTAGCAGGCTCTGATGAAGAATTTCATCAATATCATTATCCACGTCTTGTTGATATGTATAATAAAGACAACAAAATTAAGGAGTGGCAAGCAGAACTTTCTGTAGTAGTAGGTTTAGACATTCTTCTTGAGAATAACAATTATTATTCTCATATATGGGTCAATGCTTTCCCTTACTCTGTTGGTTTAACAGACAAGGCTTATAAGGGGGAAGACATTCAATATGACGTTGGCATGCTGATTGGCACTAACCTAAGTGAGCATATTGGGGTATTTATTGAGGGTATATATTTAAACTACTATGGGAAAAAAGAGCATAACATAACAGCAGGAATTAATTGGAGGTTTTAAATGCTTCAAGGGATTATAGTTAAGAAGGTCTTAGACCTTGTAATGAAACAAATTTTAAAGCAGTTTAAGTTAGATAAAATACAGAAATATGTAGAAGAACCAAATGAACTTGATAGGCAAGTTAAATCCTTGCAGAAAAATATAAACAAGTATGGTAAATACATAGAGGAAGTAGAAAAAGATATTGCTATCCTAAAAGATGTTATGAGTGGCAATAAAGCAATGAAAAAGAAGTTAGATAAATTTAAAAAACCAAGATTTTAAACAAGGAGAATAAAATGGAATTATTAATGGGTAATTGGGAATATGTTTTATTAGCAGTTTATGTAGTAGAAAAATTAGTTAAGTTAAGTCCATCTAAAAAGGATGACGTTATTTTTGATATGATATTAAAACCTGTTATTGATAAAATGAAAGGCAGATAATGCCAAGAGCTCGTCTACCACAACTACAATCTATTACAGAAGGCTCTTTTGAGCCTAATAGAAAAAATCCTATATTATTAGGAGAGGATAGTTTTTTAGACAGACATCAAAGACCTATAAGGATTGGGGAGAGTGTATCTCCCCTTTCTTTATCTAAAGACGAATTAAGAATTAATGGAAGTTTTTATCTTGAAGGAAAATTAACAAATCCTTTACTTGAAACTGAATTTGAATATTTAGAGTTAAGGGCTGAAGAAAATATAAGATTTACATCTTCAAGTAGTAGTGGTTCTTTGGACTTTTATGTTGCAAGTGGAGATGCTTATTTTACTGTTTCAGGGGATGATTTTTATTTTATAGGTCAAGATGCAGGAAAATTTCAATTTGGAGATTTAGACCAAGGAATTACTTTGTTCCAATTTGATTCTATAAATAGTAAATTTTTAATGGCTCATGCTGCAGATACAGGAGATAATTTTGCAATAGATTTAGATGCTGCAGGGGCTACAACAATAACAACTATCGATGATGACGGTACTGCTGCACATTTTACACTAGACGTAGATGGTGATATTGTAATAGATGCTGCAAGTGGAAATATAACTGCAAAAGATAATGGTGGTAATTATACACCTTCTTCAGACTATCATATTGCAACTAAAAAATATGTTGATGATAATGCAGGTGGTTCTAACTTTGTAACTAATGATGCAGACGATACAATGGCAGGTACATTGACAATAGATAAAGACTCTACAGCTACATCTACTGCTAATGTAAGTGGTGTATTAATAGATTTTGACCATACAGGTATTTGTGCTAGTGGGCAAACTATTAACAATAGAGCATTTACTTCAGTAATAAATTCAAATTCTCCTACTCATGTAGGCACAGTAAATAATTTTGGCATAGTAAATAGTATAGTTGCAGGAACAAGTGGTACTCAAAATAATTATGGCATTTATAACACAGTAGTATCAGGAGATAGTCGAGTAGGAATTTATCAAAATGTTAGCGATGGTGGAACAGACTTGCAGCTTGTTAGTTCAGCAGATACAGGCGATTATTTTACTATTGCTACTACTGCACATGGAGCTACTACACTTGCAACTGTAGATGATGATGCAACTGCAGCAAATTTAACTTTAGATATAGATGGAGATATAATATCAGATTCTCATTCAGGCAATTTTATTTCAAAAAAAGCAGGAACAGAATTTAGTGTAGCAAATAGTGCTTATGCAGGAATGATACTTGGCTATAGAATGATTGGAGAAGATGGAACTCATGCAAGTTATACCTTAACAACATCTTTTGCTGTTCCTAATAGTGCTATGACAGTTAGATTTGTTGCTCCCCCAAGTGGTGCAGTTGAAATTATGGTACAAATATACCACAATGCTTCTAGTTCTAATAGGACTATATCTTTTGGTTTATCAGATAATGCAACTTATAATTCATTAGGAGCAACTTATGAGCATATACAAAATATGCCTGATGAAACTAATGACCAATTAGTACAACATTATTGGGTAGTTACAGGGCTAACTGCAGGAGATACTTATAACTATTGGTTTGGAGCAAAAACAAGTGGAACAAATGCTTTTTTAAATTGGGGTGGTACAGCTTCAGGTAGATATGGAGATTTTATAATGAAAGCAACAGCATTGCCTGCAGCAACAAGTGATTTTGCAGAATATGATTAGAAACATTATATTATAACAAAGGAAAAGGGGCAAAAATGCAAGACATAGATAAAGAAATAGCAAAATTAAAAGAAATGCTAAA